ACTAACGGCTATTGCACTCTTGCGGATGTGAAGGCAGCGCTTCGCATTACTGATTCTGTTGATGACACTTTGATTGAGCAAAGCATTAACTCGGCTTCTCGCATGATTGACCAATACTGCAACCGGTTCTTTTATTCAACTGGTGCAGGTGTTGTCCGCTATTTTCAGGCGAATGATGGTTTTATGTGTTGGATTGATGATTTACAAACACTGACTGAGTTAAAGACTTCTTCAACTGATCCGCTAATTTTTGATACAACTTGGGATGCTGGCGATTATCAGCTTCTTCCGCCTAATCAACTGGCTAATGGAGCGTATTCACCTTATACAGCGATAACCGCGACAGATAACTATTTATTTCCTGTTTGGGCAGATATCGCTTTAGTCAAAGTAACTGGAACTTGGGGTTGGGCTAGTGTTCCTGAGCCAATCAAGTTTGCTTCAATTATCCAGGCTTCAAGACTGTTTAAGCGCCTAGAGTCTCCGCTGGGTGTTGCCGGTGTTTCTGACATGGGTATTATGCGTGTTGGTTACAGCATTGATGGCGATGTTGCGCAACTAATCAATCCGTTTAGGCTGCTTAGAACAGGCTCATAATGGCGATAAGCGACATTAGAACAGGGTTAGCAAATAACCTAGCAACTATTGCAGGGCTGAGAGTTGTTGAAACTTTGCCTGATGTGGTCAACCCGCCTATGGCCATGATTGGTATTGAGCGAGTCCAATACAACAAGCAAAACAATCGCTCTATGGCCGAATACACTTTTAAGGTTACAGTCGTTTTGGGGCGTGTTTCTGAGCGCTCAGCTCAGCAGGCGATGGATGTCTATATTGCTCCTGGTAGCGGTTCTATCAAGTATGCGATTGAATCAGATCGCACTCTTGGCGGTTATGCTTTCGATGTGTTTGTTGCTGAAACAAGCGCAATCGGGGCAGTTAGTATAAATGCATTAGACTATTACAGTGCCGAGTTTTCGGTTCAAGTATTCGCAAGTTAAGGATAAATAATGGCAATCTTTGTCGCAACAGACTTCAGCGTTAGCATCAATGGTTCTACTGCTTTGGCTTCATACCTGACTCAGGTTGAGCTAAAGGCTTCTGCTAACGACATCACTACAACTGCTTTTGGTAGCACTTGGGTTACCCGTGTTGCAGGTTTGAAGGAAGGTTCTCTAACACTTCAGTTCAATCAGGATTATGCTGCTTCGGCTGTTGATGCTGTTCTATGGCCTTTGCTTGGAACTAACGCAACTGTTGTAATCAAACCAACAAGCACTGCTGTTTCAGCAACTAACCCTGCTTACACCGCAATCTGTCTTGTTACCGATTACACCCCAATTTCTGGAAACATCGGGGACTTGTCTACCTTCAGCATTACGCTTCCTACCACTGGGGCGATCTCCCGCGCAACAGCCTAAGTTTTAGGTTAGGGTTATTGTATGAATGAGATAACTCTAACAATCAACTTTGTTGATGGAACATCACTTGAAGTGAACACTGCTGCTGGCGATCTAGTCAAATGGGAAGCACATTTTGATTTAGGTATAGACAAGCTCGAAAAAGTCACTCACCTTCTTTACCTTGCATGGTTGGCTGTTACACGCCTAAAGAAAACTGGTGAAGGTTTTGAAGGTTGGATTGACCTTGTTTCTAAAGTTGAGGTTGCAGACCCAAAAGCCTAAAGCCTTTAGGTGTTGACTCTTTCCATTGGATGATTGCCAATCTTGCTGTTGCAACAGGTATCGCCCCTAGTGTTCTAATGGAAGAGAGTGATCGCATGCTAAACACAATGTTGTATGCGGTTCAGTATCAAAGGGGCAACAATGGCTGATGACATCGTTTATAACGCTAAAGAAATAGTGAAGGCGTTGAATCAGCTTGAGCCTGGTTTGAAGAACGCGATGGTTAAAGAGATGAAGGTTGTTGCTGCGCCTGCCATCACTGCTATCAAGCGCGCTATCCCTAAAGTGAACCCTTTTGAATCTAAGGTTCGCCCTGTCTCTAATACTCGTGGTCGTTTAGGTTGGGGAGTTGGCAGGAAACCTGATGAAGTGAAGTTTAGCTTGAAAACGAAAGCGTCTAAGAAGTTTGCTGTTACTGCTCTTGCTAGTTTGCGTGTTAATTCTCCTGCGACTGCTCTTGCTGATGTTGCCGGTAAAGGCTCAGGAACGCCTAGAAGGAGCGTAACTAATTCTTATATCTGGAAGGGTCAAACTAGAACTCACCGAGTAACAACTCAAGGAAAGTCAATGATTAGACACTTGAGAACTAATCGGACTAATAACTTTGTTTATCCTGGCGTTGAGAAGTCTCTTCCGCGTGTACAGGCTGAGATAAAATTGATACTTGAGAAGTATGCAGCCAAGGTGAACAGGAAACTTAACTAATGTCCGTTATCGTAAAACTCTTATCTAAGTTTGATGATTCAGGCATTAAGAAGGCTAAAGGCTCTTTCGGGGGGCTAAAGAAAACTATTGGGGCAATCGGGCTGGGTATTGGTATCCAGCAGGTAACTGATTTGTTGATTGAATCTGCGAAGGCTGCTTCAGCTGACCAGAAGTCAACTCAGTTGCTAAACACTCAGCTGGTTAGAAACGCTAATGCGACTAAAACTCAAATTGCTGGGGCTGAAACTTTCATTGAAAAACTATCTCTCCAAACAGGCATCATGGATGATGACTTGCGCCCTTCTATGGGAAAGATGGTGCGAGTTACTAAAGATGTTGATAAAGCTCAAGAATTGTTGGCTTTGTCTCTTGATGCTTCGGCAACAACCGGTAAGCCTTTAGAGAAAGTCTCAAATGCTATTTCTCAGGCTTTTGCAGGTAATAAAACTCAGTTAGAAAAACTGTTTCCTGCCCTAAAAGGTAGCAAGGATTTGTTTGGCGATTTAGAAAAAATTGTTGGCGGGGCAGCAATTCAGCAAGCAGATCCATTCAGCAAACTAAACAACAGTATGGACATCTTGAAGGAAAAACTTGGGGCAGCGATTTTGCCTTTGATTGAAGATTTTGTTACAGAAATTACTAAGCCTGGTGGACTTGTTGAGCAGGTTGGTAAGTTCCTAACTGATTTGAGCAACCCTAAAACTAAACCTGGTCAGATGTTCGTTGATATCAAGAACGCGGTGAAAGATGCTTTTGGTTATGTAAAAGATTTCTTTGCGCTGTTCGGTAATGGTGATGCGATGGAAGGTTTCAAGAATGTTGCAACAACCCTGATAAAAGCTCTGCCTGCTTTGCTTGCTCTAAAAGGTATCTTGATGCTTGCTAGTGCAGGCAAGGCAATCTCTAACCTTGCTCAGGCTGTTGGTTTGATTCAAGCTAAAAGTGCCACAAGCGCTATTCCTGCTGCTGGTGCAGGTGTTGCTTCGGTAGCGATTTTGAGTATTGCTGCTGTTGCTGCGACTCAGTTTGCTGCTGCTGTCGCTGTTGGTATGGCTGATGCTTCAGTTAAGGCAGAACTAAAGAAGAAGGGTATGCAAGTTACAACTGCAACATCAGTTTTCTCAGGTTCAGGCGGTCAAACAATGAGTATCCCAAATACAGGAAACACTGCGGACTTGTTTGGGTTCTATAAAGAAGCAGGCCTCAAACCGCCTTCAACGACAATCAACATAAATGTTCAGTCTGCTGATCCTAAAGCGGTTGTTGATGCTGTTGTTAAATACCAGAAAGCTAATGGCGGGCTACCTTTTGCAACTGGGTTTAGCAGTAAGGGTAGATAATGCCTGTCCCTACATACCTTGTTTATCTCAGTTTCAGTTCTAGTGGATATATTGATGTAACCTCTTATGCAACTAATGTGACGATAGATCGCGGTAGCCCGCGTATTTTGGATGATACTCAGGTTGGTCAGGCAACAGTAAGTTTCATCAATAACGATAGAACTTTTGACCCGTTCAATACAAGCTCAATTCTTTGGAACACTATGGGCGGTTATACGCTTGTTCAACCTAACGCTAAAGTGCAGATTTCTTCTGGCGGTGTCGTTATCTTCACTGGTTGGGTTCAAAACTGGGATTTCACTAACGATGAAAAGGGACTTGATGCTCGTGCAAGCCTGATGGCTACTGATGGCTTAGGTGTCCTAGCAAAAGCTAACTTCAACCCGACTCTTATCACTGCTGCTAATACTGCTGGCCAACTGCCTACACCTAGAATCGCATCAGCAACCGCAATCTGGGGTTCAACCGCGATAACTGTTGACATGGCTGGCAGTGCAGGTAAAACGCCTTTAGTTGGGGATACTTTAGATCAGGGGACAACTGTTCTAAGTTATTTGCAGAATGTTGCTAGAACTGAGCCGGCAAACTTTTGGGGAACTAAAGATGGCAACGCTAAATGGACTGACCGCAGTTATACCAATACGACTTGGAATCCATCCGCATCATTGAGCTATAACTATCACTTGACCGCTGGCTGGTATGCGGGAACTGCAACTGATTTATCTAACTGGATTTATTCAACTGAAGGAACTCCTGTCGTAACGACTAACTCTCAGTTCCCTGGCGAGTATGTTTTAGAATCTGTTTTGCTTGGCGGTGAGCAAGGTTTGCAGTATCAAGAATTAGACAAAACTAAATATAAGGCTAACACTGCTTATAGTGTCGCGTTTTGGACTAACGCTGTTGATGTTTCTGCCTACATAAAGTTGCGCTATAAGAATCCTGCAACAGGCGGTTTCATTGATAGAGCAACTGTTTCTTATGGTAATACTTTTACTAATAGCAACTGGAAGCGTATCGTTATTGAGAATGTAACGACTACTTCTTTCTGCAACTATTTCGAGTTTTATGTTTCAGATCTAAATGGAACTTTCCAAATAAAAGATTTGATTATTTCCCCAACATCTTCGGCTTCTAGTTTCTATTTTGATGGTGAACGCTATCAGGAAACAACATCAACTTATTTGAATGAACAGCAACGCCCTTACACTGGTTGGGTTGGGGAAGAGCGTTTTTCAAATAGTGTTTACGCGGTAACAGTAAAATCGGGAACTGCTGCTGCAACTGCCATCGTGAACTTTGCAGATAATTATGGGCAGTCAGTTTTCTTAGGGACTGGTTTGCAGATTTATGATTTGCAAGTTCAATACGCTTCTGACCAGTTCTATAATCAGGTGAATGTTGTTAGAGCTTCTGGCGGAACTGTTACAACTCAAAGCACTGCAAGCCAGGCACTTTATGGGATTAGAACTTTCGCGCAAA